GTATTCGAGGCTTGTTAACTGGCACAGGCGGAAACCGGCGTACCGCTCCAATGGACTGGTTCAGCATCTATCTGCGTGCCGGTGCTATTGATAAGGCAATCGAGATCGCCATGAGACGCCGATGAACTACCAGAATATCCGCGCCGTATTCGAGGCCCCGCTACTGACGGCATACAACACACTGGTGCCATCCGTCCCGGTGTACTTCGACAACGTGATGAACGATGGCGCCGACAGCGCCGAGGAGTTTGTCCACGTCAACATCCAATTCGGCCTAACAACCGAATCCAGCCTGACAACCAACCACGAATACGTGCGTGGTGTAATCGTCATCCGCGCCTACACGCCAAAAGGTAAAGGCCCTGCCCGCAATCAAGAACTAATCCAAGTCGCATACGACATTCTTAAGACAATCAATGACACGCCTAAGCAATCAACAGGCATTTACACCCGCACCGGCCCAATCGACGGCCCCTCGTTCAGCCCCAACTTCAGCGGCACTGTCCCCGATCAACAATCCCGCCGCGCTTTTACGCCATTCTTTATATCTCGCATCGAGACCGGCTTCCAAGCAACCATCACAACTTAATAGTTCCAATCACTGGAGCTAACCTGTACTAAGCCGGGCCGTGCCCGCGTCCACACCTCTTTAGGTACCTCCCATGGCCACCGTTCTTTCGGGCACCTCCGGCGCCCTGTACTACACCCCCGCTGGTACATCTGTTACCACGCTCGTCGCAACCGCCTTCCCCGCCACCGGCTCCAACATCACCGTTGGCACCTACCTCGGCTTCAAGGTCAACGATCCCGTGACCTTGGCCTACCCCGCCGGCGCCACGACCACCAACGCAATCGCCGCTGGTGCGTACTTCGTCAAGACTTACGTCCCCGCCACCGGCATCATGACCATCAGCTCGACGGCTGGTGGCGCTGCCGCTACGGCAACCGCTCAACCCTCCGTGTTTGGCGCGAACTTCGCCAGCATCGTGTACACCGCCCCCGCAGCTGTGGGCAACGTGCGCGACTGGAGCTTTGAGATCACCCGCTCCGAGATCGACGTCACCACGATCGGCCAGACCCCCGGCCAGTACGCCCCCTTCCGCAGCTACATCACCGGCTTCGCGGACGGCTCCGGCACCGCCACGGTGTACAGCACCGACGAGGACACGGCACTGTCCAGCCGCATGATCGAGGACGTGATCCAGTTCAACCAGACTGGTGCCACGGTCAAGCTGTACATCGACCGCATCTCGGTCAGCGGCACCGTGAACGACACCCTCAGCCGTTCCATCACCGTGCCCGTGATCCTGACCTCGGCCAGCCTCACCGTCAACCCCGACGACGGCCAGAGCGTGGAAATCGCCTTCCGCCCGAGCGCTGCCCCCACCTTCGACCTCTACAAGTCCTGATAACCTGCTGGTGTGATGGATCCCCGAACCCCGGCTCTCCCGCCGGGGTTTTTTATTTCTACTCCGCTACACTAATGCGTGACCCATCAACCTAGCCCATGGCTGCCTCCGCACCTCTGAGCCCGCTGGAACGCCTCCGCAAAGCGGCCAACCTGGAGCCCACCAAAAAGGAAGTCGTACTGAGCGACGGCTCTGTACTTGAGATGTGGGTGACGCCGCTGACCATGGCCGAGCGCGAGCGTGCCCAGAAGCAAGCCAAGTCCGACGACGCCACCGCCTTCGCCGTCCAGCTGCTAATCAACAAAGCCTGCGACGACACTGGCGCCCGCATGTTCAAGGCCGCCGAACTCGACGTGCTCAAAAACGAAGTCAAGGACAAAGACCTCCAGGCCCTGATGCTGGCGATCCTGACCGACGATTCGGAGGAGACCGACACCAAAAGCGTTTGAGGCTGCCCTCAAAAAGGACACCTACCTCCAAACCCAGTTCTACGTTGCCGAAAAACTGGGCCTGACCCTGGCTGAACTCCGCAGCCGCATGACCGAAGACGAACTGCTCGGCTGGAGCCTGTACTACAAGATCCGCCACGACGCCGAGCAAGCCGCCATCGACAAGGCCAAACGCCGCCGCTAACCCGGCGGCTTTTTTACGGCGTAAACTGAAGTACCAAGCCAGCACGCCAACACCGTGGCCTCTTATAGAGCGGATATTGAAATCGGTGTACGCGGTGTACGATCTCTCGAAGAACTTCGCTCAGCAATAAACCTAACAGGTAGAGCAGTAGACAGCCTTAACAATGTTGTAGGTGCAAGAGGCGGTTTAGTTCAAAACATACAAAATTACACAAATAACTTAAATAGGGCTGCACGTTCTTTGACACTTGTAGGTGCCGGGACAGAAGCCGAGACAAAAGCTGTGCGTGAATATACACGCGCTCTAGGTGAAGCCAATACAGCCAGAGCACGGCAACAGTCTCTAATAGCGCAAGAGGTAGCTAATCAACGCCGCGTAACTCCTGGAACCGCACCATACGGGCAGCAAATGCCCGCCTTACCCCCTGCGATGATCAAAGCGCAGCAAGCACAAAACAACTGGAACCGCTTTTTCCAAGAAGCAGCACAAGTAGGTCAAGACCTACAAAGTATCGTAAAGGCAAAAAAATTGGTGGTAAAGAATACTTGGGAACGCTTCTTCCAGGACGCGGTTCAAGTAGCTCAAGACTTGCAAAGTATTGCAGCAGGCAAAAAACTAAACGTGCGAACGAGCTGGAGTAGATTCTTTGACGAGGCTAATCAGGTAGCTAGAGATTTACAGATTATTGCAGCGGCAAAAAAACTTAACATCCGAAGCAGCTGGGAACGATTCTTTCGTGAGGCGGCTGCTCCACCTAGCGGGCGGCGACCTCCTGGACCTACGCCGCCGGGTGGCGGTGGTGGCGGTGCGGGTGGTGGGCTCGGTTTTAATCCGAATCCCAGTGGAGAGAACATGGCACTGGGCTTGGGCTTTCCGCTGCTGTTCGGCGGCGGCGCCGGTCAAGTGGCTGGCGGCCTTATCGGTTCCTTCTTCGGTGAAGGTTTCGGTGGGCAGATCCTTGGTTCTGCCATCGGCCAAATCCTCGAAGACGCCCAGCGCCGCATCACCGAAATCGGCAACGCGCTGGACATGCTCGACATGGACAAGCTGCGCGAAAGCGTCGTATTCGTCAACGCCGAGCTGGATACAACTGTCCGCCGCCTCATCGAAGCCGGCGACGCCCAAACAGCCCAAGCCATCGCCGCCGAAGCCGTAGCCGCCCAGACCGGCATGGTCCCAGCCGCTGTAGACAACATCACAAACAATGTGAACCTGTTAGGTAATACCTGGAATCAATTTGTAGGTGCCGTATCCGGTTTACTGTCTTTAATCGGCGCACCTTTTGTTAACGCTCTCACCCTCATTCTCAGCGGCTTTACCAAAATCCTCCAGTACGCAAACCTCCTAGGCAGCACAATCCGCGCTTGGGGCCTGGCACTTGTCGAGGGAGTTCTAAAGAAATATCCTATTCTACGGTGGCTTATTGAACGCAGTCTCAACGGTGTAAAAGCCATCACCGAAGAGGAAGAAAAGCGCAACGCTGTACTTCAAGCCACTATCGACAACCAAGTCCGCGAAAACTATAACACTGCCAGAAATCTTGCCCTTGAAAAACAACGTACCCTCGGTCGCACTACAGCCGAAAAACTCATCAATCTCGAACTAGATCGTGGACTAGAAACCAATCGGATAAACGCCGAGTATGAACAAAAGATCCTGCAATTCCGCAGAGATAACGCAAGTGCTACCGCAGCCCAAGTAGAGGATGGCGTCCGGCAAATCCAAGTTGCCCAAGCCCTCGCCATCGAGCAATCCCGCATAAAAACTCTGCTGCAGGAGCAGGGTCTAGAGATCGAAGCCAACAAAGAACGTTACGACCGAGCAGCCGAAGCTGTACGCCTCCAGATAAGCGCCCTAGAAACCAGCAGCCAAGTCCGCGCAGCTCAACTTTCGGCTGAAGCCGCAATAAACGACCTGTACGGCACTCAACTGGAGCGCCAATATCGCTTAGCCTCCACCGCGACCGAACGGTACAACATTGCGGTAGCTCAATTCCGCCAGCAAGTCCGTGCTGCCGAAATTGAATACATACAAGCAGTAGAAAATAACAGGCTCTTAATACAAAAAGCCGAACTGCAGGCGCGTCTTGTAGAACTGAAATACCGGGAACTTGTAGCAGAAAAACAGATAGCTATTGCACAAGCGGTATCACGCGGAAATACACCAGCACAAGTAAGCCGTATCGCCGCCGCTTACGATACGGCTATCGGGGTACAAAAAGATGCCCTGCAAAATGCGTACAATCAAGTGGCTGCCACCAAGCAAATAGCTATTTATCAAAACACTGTCGCAGCAGCGGTTTACCGCACAAAGATTCTGCAAGCAGAAGGCGCTTTCGCCCAAAAACTTATGAGTAACGAGATCGGTATATCTAAGCAATGGGCAGACCGTCTGGCCAACTCAATGGCCCAAGTAGCCCTAAATGCTCAGGCTGCCGCCTACAACATTGAACGCGCCTTCCTCAATCAGCAAAAGCTGAATGGGGCAGGTAGCACAACCCCTTCTCGCACTCCGACGCTTCCCAAGCCTGTCAAAGTATCGGCCGGTTTTATTCAAGTAGGTAACCGCCGGCAAGAGTTGTTCACTGAACGATTCGCCAAAGGTGGCTTCGTAAACCGCCCCACGCTCGGTCTTATCGGCGAAGCTGGCGAGTCCGAGTATGTCGTTCCCTCGTCAAAAGCCGCCGGTTTTGCTACCAACTACCTCTCCGGCAGACGCGGCGACAGCGCCATTCCCTCCGAAGGTTCCGACGCTGGAGCACCCCCTCTTACAATCAACGTAACTACCGGCCCGGTGATGGAGTTCGACGGCAAGCGGTACGTCTCAGTGGCCGACATGGAACGCGCCATGCGGCTGACCGCTGAAGGCGTGATCGGCCGGCTGCGTACACCATCTGCACGCATCGCGCTAGGTATTGCCTGATGAGAGCGCAAAGCCAATACCTTCGCATCTACGACGCTGCTGGCGTTACTTACCAGCGGTGGCAGAGCTACTACGCCAACACCAGCGTCACATGGTCGAGCGCCAGCTGGAACTACGTGCCGTTCATTGCTGATGGCATCACCGCCGGCAGCAGTGGCACTGAGCAGTCAGTATCCGTAACCGCTGCAGCGACTGGCCTGGTGTTGGATGCGTTCCTTGCTGCCATCAGCGATGGCCGCCTGGTGGATCTCAGCATCTACCAGTTCGATTCCACTATCAACAACAACACCCCGCAAGCTGGGCAGGAGCTGGTGGCTGCATACACCGGCCAAGTGGTTGGCGGCAATGGCGGATTGACTAGCCTGACCATACAACTCGGCTCGGCATTGTCTCCCGTTGGAGCACAAGTGCCGCCACGCCGGTTGACATTAGCGATCATGGGGCAGGGCATCAGGCAGTGAGCTTCCTTTCCTCCAGCGATCCACTGGCACTGCTGGCCATCCAAGCCGGTCAGATCAACGCACCAGCTGATGCAACCGCCGCGCAAGGCACCACAGAGCTGGATCGCCCGCAGCGGTTCGCGCAGATTGGCGAGCCGGTGCCGATCGTGTTCGCCCGGTTCCGCAACAGCAAAGGCGGCATCCTGATCAGTCCCGGCGCCACCGAAGCACGCTTTGAGAATGACGCCAGCAACAACGTCACCGCCTATTACATGCTGGTACTGAGCGAGGGCCAGCTCGACAGCATCCCGGTGAAGGATGTGTTTCAGCGTGCCTGCCGCGTTGGTGCTCATACGCAGACCTACAACCGCAGGGCCGGCACCTGGACACCCGGCAACTTCCTGGTGCAGCGTGCCGGTAAGGATCTGCCCGAGGCGCCGTTCTTCTGCGGCACGGTTGGCAGCTACCCCGGCATCAGCACGCTCAGCTTTAACGTCACCATTCCTGACGGCTTCGATCAGTACAACCGCCAGGTGCATCTGTTCATCCGTGGTGGCATGGCCGTCACCCGGATCTACGACAGTGTGACCGGCCCCAGCGACAACTTCGCGGACCTGGTGAAGTGGCTGCTGGTCAATACCAGCAGGGTGCCAGCGGCGATGATCGACAACACCGCACTGCTGGCAGCAGCTACGTTCCTCGAAGTGAACGGTTTTACCTGCAACATTGAGATCCGCGAGAGCACCAACTACTCCGACCTCGCCGCCAGGCTGGCGCCCTACTTCCTGCTGGCCGAGAGCAGCGCAGGCGGCAAGCGCGGACTGAGGCCGCTGCTGCCGGTGACTGCCGGCGGCGCCATCAAGACCACGGCGATCACGGCGGAGTACACCTTCACCGAAGACACGGTGCTGCCCGGCACGCTGGAGATCAACTATCTGTCACTGGCGGACCGGCAGCCGTTCGTGGCGCAGGTGATCTGGCGCCAGCAGTTAGAGAGCGACATTGGCATCATCCGCACCGCTGAGGTGCGCTATGCCAGCACAGCAGAAACCGGGCCGTATGAGTCGCATGACCTTTCGACGTTCTGCACCAGCGAGGATCACGCCGTCAAGGTTGGCGCCTACATCCTGGCCAAGCGGATCTATACCACGCACACCATCAGGTTTGCAGCCAGGCCGCAGGAGCACAACACGCTCATCAGCGCTGGCGACATCATCCGCGTGCAGCTGGCGCGTGATAACACCACCTACGCCAACTCAGTGCATGACTACCTGTATCAGGTGGAGCGGATCACCAAGACACTGGCGGGTGATGTGAGCTATGAGGCCACGCACTTCCCGATCGACGACCAAGGCCGCAGCCTGATCGCATTGGATGTGGCTGCTGCTGTTGGCACTGGCATCATCCTGCCAAGCGGTCGCACCGGTGTCAGCTGTGATGTGAACTCCAGCAGTGATAACACTATTCCTGCCGAGTCGTTCACGGCTGCTGATGCTGAAGCGCCGATCCAGCTGCCATTCCCTGGTGGTGATTCAGCGCCGACAGGCGACATCGGCAGCACTGATGATGGGTTGGACGCTGGACTTGGAACTCTGCCATTTATCAACCCCCTTGGTGGCACAACAGCACCGGGCTCGTTCTTGACGCTGCCAAATACCTGTGCCAGCAGTGCGCCAATTTATTCATGGTTTGATTCAGATGGTGTTGCCAACATCACGAATGTTGCCGCGTCGGTTCCTTCGTATGTGCTCACCCGCAGCGACATCGGGCGGGTCGTTTATGGCAGCGTCCAATGTGGTGAAAGCGCCCCCGCCACCACATACGGCCCATTTACGCTGCCAAGCGGAGACTTTCCACCGACTGGCCCTGCCAACAAATACAGCAGCACTGTTGGCTATAAGTATGTCCCTGGAACGGCGAGCGGCAGTTTTCCATTGGTGAGCTACTACCAACCCGCGTGGCGCGTTGCCGGAGATTACTTAGGCATACCTGCTTACTTATGGTATGGATATACCATAAGCGGCGGAGTAACGTTCTTAGCGTGGTCTCAAATCTCTTTCGCTGGTGGAACTATCCAGTTTGAGGGCGGCAATACTTCAAGCGAAAATGGATCAAATGTCATCGACATCCGTGATCCGTACACAGATGCGGTGTTGTACACGTACCCGCAGCCATGACCACCTTCCCCTCGCTGACGCCCGCCACTCGCGCCTTCACGCCAGGGGAGTATCCGCACACGCCGTTCACGACCTACAACGGCCTGCAGAATCGCGTGCGTCATAGCAACGTAATGCTCAGCAGCTCAGTGCGGCTGAGCTTCATCGCCCTGGCCGAGGCTGACATGCTCAGCATCCTCAGCCACTACCAAGGCCAGTACGGCAGCTTCGAGAGCTTCACGCTGCCGTCCAGCATCTGGAGCGGCGTCACCACCATCAGCGACTACCAGCTGACGGATTACCGCTGGCGGTACACGGACCCACCATCCGTGGATGATGTTTATTGCGGGCTCTACAACGTCGAGCTGGCGCTTGAAACCGTGCCGCCGGATGGCACCTTCGTCGGCGGCACTGAGTTCACAGTGGTTGTCACTGCAGTATTCGGCAGCGCCACTTCAACCAACGGCCTGCAGGAAAGCATCACGATCACCCTGGCAGGTGGCGCAGCATCTGGTGGCGTCGGCGGTGACTACTTTGGCGACATGAGCCTGCAGCTGTTCGGTTGGGAATCGCTAGCCTATGTTGAATGGTGGGGCAACTAATCCATGGCAGCGCCGAACCTCAAGAGTCCCACGACGATCACCGGCAAGTCGGTGGGCTATGCCGTCACCACCTCGATGGCTGCAGCGATTAGCAATGGTGCCAGCAGCGGCAAGGTGCTGAAAATCAATTCGGTGTACTGCGCCAACGTGGACGGCACCGCAGCAGCCGACATCAGCCTGGAGCATTACAACGGCACCACCGGCTTCGCCATCGGCAAGACCATCACCGTGCCAGCTGATGCCACGCAGGTGCTGGTCACCCGCGAGGCATACATCTACCTGGAGGAAGGCCACAGCCTCCGAGCACAGGCCAGCGCCACTGGCGACCTGGAGCTGGTCATCAGCTACGAGGACATCAGCTGATGCTTGGCTTTAACGGCGGTTTGATGGGCAAGAGGCGCAAGCAGGAAGCCACGACGCCAGGGCTGTGGTTCCCAAATGAACGGGCAATCATTGTCGGCTCGGATCCCTATTGGGATAATGTTGTATTGCTGTTGCAGCCCAACGAAGAGGCCAACAATTCCACAGTGTTCACCGACCTAAGCAGCTACGGCAGAACGCTGACCGCGAATGGCAATGTAAAAATTGACACAAGCGTTACCAGATTTGGCAGGCCGACAATCCTGGCTGATGGCACAGGAGACACTATTTCAGCGGCGGATAGTGCAAGCCTGGAGCTAAGCAGCTCAAACTTTACGCTAGAAATGTGGCTGGAACCGTTCTCTCAAACGCGCCAGTACGTCACACTGATTGGCCGAAGTGATCTAAACTATGCAGGCGGCACTTGGTTGTTGATAGTCAACTACGCGAGCTCCACAAGCGGCGATGTTCTTTTGTATGCAGAAAATAATGCTCTTGTTCTGCAAACCACAGGTGTCAATGTCAGGGACGGCAACGCGCACTTCATACAGGTTGTACGCACCGGCAATGTATTTGACATCAACGTTGACGGCACAAATAGGGCAACAACAACTAACAGCCTCGCATTTGGCAACTCCACATTCCCGCTCAAAATCATGGGCGAAGATGGTTCGTCGCCTAACAGAGACGCTGCAGCCAATGTCGGAGCCGTGCGCCTGACCATTGGAGTTGCAAGGCCCAACGTCGTCCCAACAGGTCCATTTCCTGTCTACTGATGGCCATGCTCTACTCCCACCGCCAAGCCACCCCAACACCACTGCCGCATCGCATCCGCTTTGCGGACGGCAGCACCCGCACGGACGCCAGCACCTTCACACCTGACGAGCTGGAGCGTGCCGGCTACTCCGGTCCCTACGAGCGACCTGAGTGCAACCCGAAGCTGGAAACGATCGACTGGGACGGCGAGGCGCTTGAGTACGTCGTGCGTCCGCACAGCTTCAACGAGCTGCAAACGCAGCACGCCAAGGTCCGCCAGCAGCGCATCCAGCTGCTCAAGGCCAGCGACTGGACGCAGATTGCTGACTACGACCTCGGCGCTGATCGTGACGCATGGGCCGCCTACCGCCAAGCACTGCGCGACCTGGCTGATGCTGCCAACCCGTTCGACATCACCTGGCCGCAGCCGCCTGCCATCTCGGCAGAATGAATCCA